CTGGCGTATTGTGCTATTACCGTTATATTGGGAACTGTGGTGCCTACTATATTAGCCAACGTCACGTATCTCTGTGGAGGGTTTATCGTGCCCTTCGGTGGACTTATTACAATATCACCTGTAGGTGTAATGATCTGCACATAAGATATATTAACCGGATCAGACGTGGTTATGGCACCGTATAGCTTACTTAGGTACATATTGGCATTTAGCGTCCCAACCTTAGGTGCAAAAAACGCCAGCACTACATTAGTAACGTTGGCCTGCACGTTAGCCAACGTGGCTTGATCGTTGCAAAACACATTAACCTTTAATGTGGTTGCTACTGGAGTAGCCGGGACGTTATAAAAGTTTGTTTGGAATATACAAAAAGTGGATAGCCACGCTTCGAACGCACTGTAATTGAATGTGGTTGCTGTGCTAAGTAATGTGTATTGGACTAGGTTCATCCATACAGGATCTTTTGGGTGGGTATCTTTCTGCCCTAAAAATACAATGTCGGTTATATTCTGCGTGGGGTAGGTGAGCGCCAACGCTGTGAAATCATCGGCAGTGACGGCGCGCTGCTTAGAACTATAAATGAACGGAGCAAATTGCTTATAGAAGTCAGCGGTTTGCTCGTCCTGCCCGTTGGCTATGGCACCTGTATTAGTGCCTGTCACATAGGTATTACCAGCCAAGGCAATAGCTGATCCGACTATCAGACTATTGCCAGAGGCCCCATTGGTATTAACGTATGTGAACGTTATAGTGTTGCCAGATGATGGTGCTGCCCCGTAGGTTCCATTACCGAAAAGCACTTCTATCGTGCCATCCGCCATAGTATTTTCGTAGAAAATCTGAATACCAGGGCCTACTTCCCACAGACCTTGAGTAGTAGACGTATACGCAGGTGATCCACCTATAGTCTGACTAGGGGTGCTGGCCACGAAATCCAAATCACTTATCGTGTTGGTGTTAGCTGTTCCTACATAATACTTTTGAAAAGGGCCACCCGCTGATAGAAAATCTTCGTTTACTACCTGACCCTCATACAAGGTAACAGCCTGGGCTACACCAGGGGCTAGCACCAGGGAGGTTCTATTGAATAAGTAAATAGATCCTGTTAAAGTAAAACTGCTATAAGCAAGAATGTTAAGGGTAGCGGTGCCCGTATTTGTTAAACTGCACGGAACAGCACCGGGTATCTTTCTAGTCAAATGCACACCAAGCATGCGGGCTATGGTATACTGCGAGTAATCCTGCTGCGCGGTATCCGGCATAGCCTCTTCTAGTGAGCGTTGGATAGCGTATTGCTCGTAGGTAGTTATAGAAGAGATCCAGTTAGATAATGTCTGCCCGACGCCCGAGGTAAGGGCATCAATCCAGACCGGATTCTGGCTTAGATTGTCGTTAAGCTGGGTTAATATCTGCTCTTGATCAACCTGTAGCGTAGATAAGGTTAGACGTGCCATTTATCACCCTAGGAGTTCGTTGGTACAGTAAGGGATAATACAGAGTATGCTCCTGTTGCTATAACAGAGTAAGCTATTTGACCAATATACGACATGCCATCTAACCCAGGGGTCCAGCTAGTAGCCGATATGTCTATTTGGATGATAGGCAGCCACTTAGCTAAGGCTTCCACAGTAGCTGTGCGAAGCTTCCAGCCGGTTATTTCGTCGCATGGCTCCCACAGCAAATAAGGAAAGTTTGATCCGAAGGTTGGCTCAAACTCGTAGCTGCCTATATTAGTGCCTAATATGTGGATTATCTTAATAGATACTGCATCCAAATTGGATAGGACTATACCCTTGGTGTTTCCAGGGCTGTAGTATAATACGTTAATATCGCTGTAGAACAGAGCATTGCCTAGTGCAGTCAGGCTAGTAGACGCCGCTGACCCTGACATAATTGTAGTTCCTTATGAGCGTGCTGTAGGCGCGGTAAAACCAGGGGCTGATCCTGCATTCATATTTATGATAGGTGCTGCAATATTTACCTCTGACGAGCTATACAAGTTGGTCTTGCCTTTGGCGTTAAGCGTAAGATCCCCTACAACCACAAGTGTAAACCCGGCGGCTACAGCTACTTGTAATTCACCGCCCGGTAGTTGATGAAAATTAGTGCCAGACTTGAAAGTGAATATCCAATCCCCGGTCGAGGTATCATTTAATAGTATATTATTAGCTGCATCTACCGACCCTACAACGTGCGGATAGTTACCTGCCGTAAGCTCTGGATGCGTGTTAGCAGTAGACATTATATTGCCGGTGTATTGCCCGTGGTATTGGCTTTCATCAAGAAATTCGAACGATACGTCTGTGCCAATAGCCGGAATGCATATGTCACCTACGGTAGTAGATGCCCCTTGACCGCTACTTGTATTTTGCATTAACCATGGTAGATCGGCATCCGGTATGCCATCGTGCAGTCCGGCCGAACGGACCTGAATACGATACACCTTTAGCGGATCAACATTATTTACAACAGTACCACTATACTGCTTACCTGCTAGCTTTTCGGGGGAAGCTTGGCGCATCAAGGATACTAGGCTCATAGTGGCCACCCCTTTGACATCATTATAGGATCATAGTAATAAGCACCGTCCATATACTCAAATGCTATAATGGTGCCTATATCTGGTACAAGCACCCAACCAGCATCCGTCATTGAATGCTTTTGTTCAAGCCAGATCAAATTATGATCAGCAGCAGCAGTAGCATCAGCGGGTGACGGCACCTGTGAAATACTTAACGGACGCACTTGCACCCTACCCTTTTTTAAAGGATCATCTAATCTTATTACTATTCCTGTGCATAGGGTAGCATTCATTTATTGTCTCCGTTAGGATCAAGGTATTTGCCGGTGTTGACCAGTCTAACTTTTTCATAGTATCTGTTGCCCATGACAGAGCCCGTAATAGCCTCTACGAAATACATACCAGTGTAAGCTGTGAATACCTTCCTGGTGGTTTTGTCTACTAGTTGTAAATATACTATGTCAAATATCTCTAGCCCGCTCATTGTCATTAACAGAACGTCTATCTCGTTAGAAAACACCGCTTTAATGCGTTGGTTCTGATAGCCCGCTTGGATATAGTTTGGGTGACTGTTTCCAGCATCAGGAGGTACATAGCTGGATTTTACAAAATCAACCGCAGCATACACAGCACTGTTTATATCAAAGCTATTAGATAGCTTAGTGGCGTTTACATGGGTCAGGTCAACGTTAGAGCCATCCAGTGTCTGTTGCTGTTGCTTAGCTCCGTACCCTGTAGCAAAATTGCGTATGCCTGATTGGGATGCAGGTTTGTAATCAAACACCACAAACGCTAAGTTACCAACTTGCTGAAGTATATTCTTGGGTAGCTGGTTAATATCACCCATTACCAAGGCTGCTTTAGGCTTCTGCCCGATCAGGGCGCTGGCATTATAGTATTTAACCAGATTTGCCTTAGTTAGACCTAGGCGCATATAGGATTGTGCATCTACGTAGCCGTGGTTAGCAATCTTACGTGCCATTTGCATATAAGAACATCGGCTAGGCAACCATGCTTGACTATCATTGGTTGGCACACCGCTAAATTGCAACCCGGCCGCCGCCGCTATTTGGCTTATAGCCTGAGAGGATGTGCCATTAAACGATTGCTGCACTATCCCTCTAATGTATTTGGCACTGTCTATTATGCAGTTGAGTGAGTAAATCTGCCCGCCGGAGGCAGGTACAGGCCCGTGCTGTGAAAATACCCGGAAATTGTAGTATTGCAAATTCTGCTGGTTATCGTAGCGGCCAATTTTGATGTTCAGCGGCGTGCCATCACTTATACTTATGGTCTTATTGAGGTTGCCCTGCACATCTTTAAACACAAACTGCATTTGAGGTACGGTGTTTATGTTCTCGATAACATGCAGGGCCTCAATATTGCCAGTGCCGATAGGAAATGGTGTCTTGTTATCACCTATGGTTATATCTAGAAATACTGTTTTATCTATAATATACATAGGCTTACCTCTTTTAAATTGACACTACCTGACCGATGTTATTTATCGCAGGGGTTATGTTAG